AAAGACATGACAAAAGTGAGAGGTCCTGGGGTGCTGAAACCGGAACCAAAATTCCTAAAAAAGGAAAAACGGGAACGGGTTCTCACACAGCCTTCTTCTTCTTTTTGGAACAATCGACTGTGTGTCTCACTATCTCAAGACTCTTGCGAGACGAGCTTGTTTCAGCAATTTGTAATTGCGTCATTTTGAGCTCGAAAAGAGTGTCTTCTGATATTTTGACAGCACGGAATTCGATTCCTGTGTAGCCAGTGCTTGCGCCAGTGGGCAAGGTGGACAAGACCACGTTGGTATCAGCAACATAGTCTAGAAGAGTTGGGAACAAAGCATTTGTTTGTCCGACCGAATTGGGCTTGCAATAGTATGATTGTGCAGCCACAATAGCCTGGGGGTAACCTGATGGCAGACTTGAATTGTAAAAGATTGCGTAGACATCGGTTCCAGTGAAACCACCATGAGAATAAACAACAAGTGGTTGGTCAATTGGATCGGGGGGACCAACAGGGGGGGAGTTGAACGAGAGGGTGCATGTGCCAGAAACATCATCTGCTGAATCATCAGGAACAATTTCGGCTTCAACAAAGTGAAGCGTATATTTGATCCTGACGGAAAACAGTTCAGTTCCAGGTGCAATGGTGCCACCTCCTATTGCGGGGACTCCACCGAGCTTGATCCAAAGCTTTCCTTGATTGGTTATCATTTGGTCAACGCCAAGTGATTGAACAGCTTCTTCAGTGTAATAGAGCTGATCAGAGCGAACAAGGGGTACAGTCATAGTAGCAGGAAGTCCGAGACCGACTTCTCTTGCTTCTTGGTACTCTGCCATACGAATGTAACCTTGTTTGGTCTCTTCTGGCATGTTATTGGAAGCATCCGTGGTGTAAGCCAGTAGATACTTTCCAGAAACGAGAGCTGCAGGCAAAGATGGAATGATTTGCAACTCTGCGGAAGAGAAAATGTAACGCCCAAACAACAAAGAAAAGCGTTGTGCTCTTGTGTCCAGCCAGGCGGCTGGGTTCAAAGGGAGTTCGAAAAGGTTCGAACCGTAGGGCTGGATATTTTGAGGCATTGTAATGATTGACAAGACCTCATTTCCTTCAATAGATACTCCTGAACGGTTTGAATATCGAGAGAGCAACTTGGAAGCCCATCCTGATTTAGGATGGCCAGAGATGGCGAAAGAGTTTGTTGTATTGCCTTCAATGGCAACAGGGATCGACTGAACGTAAGACCCAGTGTCCGAGGGTACCATATCAGTGCCGGGATTTCTCCTAGCACCAACACGATAGTTTCGTGGACCAACTGAGTTCTTTTGAACGTTAGAGGAACCTTTTCCGTAACTTCTGTTAACGGTGTTCTTGATTGACTTTCCAATGGATTTTGCTCCACGGCCAACTGCTTTGAGTTGGTTTTTAGTGACACGTAAAGTGCGCTCGACTGCTTGATCTGCCAGTTTTTCAACAATTTTTTCCATTTATATTTTATGCAGTAATAAGATTACAGCTGCAAATCTGCTGATTCAACAGAGATTGTTCACAACGCCAGGGATTGAACACTGGGTCATGCGCCACCATTACACCCATTTATATAAGGCGCGGTGTTAACAATAATCTGAGACATTGCTTGAGGTTTTTACCTCAGAACGGACCTCTCTGTTGGTCAAGTGCAATATGGAAAGGGATGAGACGGGTTTTTAAGCCCTCCCATTCAGCATTTGCTGGAAAAGTGGTGTCAAATTCCTTAACGAACTTCCTGCATGCAGTAAGAACATTGGAATACTCGTCTTGATAACAAACGAGATGGGGAAGTGAACCTACCAACTGGGATAGATACACAACGGGGTCGGTACTATGTTTCTTTTTTGAGTACTCAACTATACTACGGATTTTGTCGATTTCTGGTAATCCATAATAAGCTCCATTGATTTGTTTGAAACCATGGGAGAGATAGCTAGCTGATTGTATCGGCCAAAGCTTGCCATCTGTTGGTAGAGAATCACGGTCAAAAGTGACGGAATACTTGAGAGCTCCGGCTTTGAATGATTCATAATTGAACCACTTGACGCGGGAGGCGCAAATGTTGTCATCACCGTTGGTGAACCATCGAAGGTTGGATTCTGGTGAGCCATAAGAAACTGGGTCATGAACGAGAGCTAAATCATCGTGCACGAGCGCATAAATACCTGAGCAGAGAAGAGAGTTATCTTCTGTTGTTGAGTTTTGTCCTGAAACGTTGCCTGTTTGTTTTCTGATTAAAAAACCAGAATTAGAGGTCATGATTGTGTCGACAATGGTCGAATAAACATTCATGATGCGGTAGAGATTTGCGACAGTTTGTTCTTCCTCAGCAAGAGTCATGAACCTGATGTATGCAATGCATTCAAATGCAGAGCGTGACATTGAGGTAGCATCCCATTTGGACCCGTCAGAGTCAAAAATGGAATTCGGATCTTGTGCGAAAGTGGTGAGATAGCGAGCTAATACATTAAATTCTCCACACATCGGGTTAAAACCTAATGTGTGTGGTAGCTTAAACTTGCCATCTTGAAACTGGCCATTGAAGTCAGAAGTGATTCTCTTCGTAGTCTCTAAGACTTCCAAAGGTCCTCCGCAAATAGTGCGAACAGAATTTGCTAAAACTTTGATCAATGGTCTCTTCTCATCTTTAGTCATAGTGTGAAAGACTCTGGGCGTGCAAATAGTAGAAGCGGAAGCATTCCAGTACTCACAAGAAGTAAAGGAGGTTTCGGCGTCATGATAAGCATCAGCCTTACTGGCATAAGAGAGATTCCAGGGCCAGCCTGCTGATCCAGATTTCTTCATCTCTGCTATAGCTGTAATACGGTCAACAACAGTACAGTCATAGACGTATGTTGATAAGCGTTTAAGCCAGAAATCACAGAGATGTGTCTTCATGGAATCAGTCCAGGGTATGTCCGCGTGGGAATATCTCATGACATTGGGGTATTCAGATTCTTTCGTTAATCTAACGGGAAGAAAAGAGGTTTGGCGTTCTCTTTCAAAAAGGTTTTCGAAAAAGGGGGACTCAACGATCTTTGATTCAACAGACTTGAGATTGGGAATTTCACCAACAATCTCGAGGTGCGAGGCCTCTTTGTAAACGTCAGGGGGTTGCCCTCTGTGGGTACGTTTAGCAAGCTGTTCTCTTACTCTCGCAGGATAGTGTGTGTATATCGTTTCGGAGAAAGCTTTTCGGTAGTTGTTGAGATTAAAGAGCGAAGACAAGACTCCCGTCTTGTGCTTTGGCTTTGATCCAGTTGAAGCAAGTCTGTGCTATTCCATAGGGAACGTCACCGTTGGGATTGCCACGAACGTGGAAGCCGATGATTGTGCCATCACACCCAATAAGGGGAGATCCACTATCACCATCGTTTGTTGAAGCAAAGTGTTTTCCATCTTGTAACAAAGTAGTGATGTAATAAACAGTTTTGCCATTATCACGGACAGGCATTAAAGCCGAATTCGCGAGTAAAAACATCTTGTCATTCATTTCGAGTGTGAGCTTGCAAAAGTCAATCCCTGAAGGCCAAGGAGTCCTTTTGTACAAGCCATAATCTGGTGCAATTCGGTGGAACAACGTTGTGTTGAACTTGTGTTTCTCGGGATCAGAAGTGTCACAAACGTTGTTTGGAATCTTAAAGGTGAATGGTGGGAATTTGAACGAATCGGAAAAAGGAGATACAGTCATTGATGAAGAAGCGCCTTTAGGCCAATCCTTCTCGTCTGAATGAGGGTAAGAGTGCTTCCAAAGATGAACCGGAGCCCCAAGCTGACCACCAACACGGACACCAACACATGTGTATGATGTACCGTTTGGTTTCGTAAGCGTGAGGGTGAACAGGGCCTTTGAGAGCTCATCTGGTTTAAGCGCAAATTTACTAACACTTTTAACCAGTGATTGTTCCTTCAACAATGCTGAAATTGTTTTCTTATCGGATTCTGGAACAAGAGCGGCAAATCTAGGCTCTTTTTCAGTGAGCTTAGCGTCGATTATTGTTCCAGCAGTAGAGATTTTGACATCTCCTGCTGCTTGTTCATTCCAAGAACCACCTGCGTGGTTGTGCATGTCACGTTCGAAGTCATCAATAGCTGATTGACGATTTTTAACGATCGCATTTGAAGCTGCATTCAAACATTTTTCAAACAATTCCATTGAGCCTCCCAAAAAGTTGATCTTTTTTCCATTGACGTGTTCAATCTCCTCAAGAGTTTCGGCTAAACCGGGATACTCTGATTCGATATATGAACGTCGTTGTTCAGCAGAACCAAATTTGGTGACATCATTGAAAATTGCTTGCATTGGTTGTTCGCGGAGGTCATTAATGAAACCATAAATGTTTTCACTTCTGTTACGACCGGTGTGCTTGCGAGCTGCAATATGTGCTCTAACTCCTCTATCTTGACCCTTTTTTCCTTGATCAGCAACAGCTGGCTTACGCCAGGTTGGTGCAGAGCTTCGGAACGAAGGTTTACGATAGGTTGTGGCAATTGAACTTTCAGCATCATCAACGCGAAGTTGCTGCATCTTCCTAGTGAGTGCGGCACGCTTCGAATTGCGAGCGGCTTTGAGTTTCTTAATTTTGTGGGCAATCCATCCTGCAAAAAGCAGAATGATGGTCACAAAGATTGCGACGACAAAGAATTTGACAAGACCTGTTGCTTGTTCAAATCTAGTTTTGACAGAAAAAGCGAGATTTTCCATAGCATGAAGCGTGGCTAAATCGCGAGTTTCCTTGGAGTTATTGATTGTGTTCGAAACGTATGAACCTGTAGTGATGGTAGTCGTCTCACCTGTATAAGGATCGATTGAGAGAATCGTAGGTTCATTAACACTTTCAAGATCAGCGATGGTGGGCTGAGGTCTTGAGACTTCAGCTATCATGATGTCATAATCGTCATTAAGCGAATCACGCTCGACGTCTTCATCTTCATCATCATCATCTTCTGCCTGATCTTGGAGGTTATCCGAGGGGGCATGCGGGGGGCGGGGGACAGAAACTGGACGAACGGTATACTTGCCTGAAACTCTGAGAGCATCTGGCATATACTTCACGTTTGAGCCTTTGAAGTTTTCAAGAAGGGATTGTGGAACAACGTTAGTACCAATGAGGACGTAAGTAACCTCACCATCCTTAACAAGTTTGTAAGGACGGTCTTTGATATGAACGCGCATGGCATCCTCAACATCATCTGTTGAAAGAGCTTCTGCGGCAGTGTTGTTTTCAATCACAGCCCAAATAGGCGTGAAATAATACGGTATATCCTTGGGGTCTACGGAGCAACCATCAAGGTTCCAGTAAATGGTGAGATACCATTTAAGCAATGGAGCTGGGACAGCTCGGCCATGTTTGAACATACGCAAAACCCTGAGGGCTTTGGTGTCGTTATTGTGGATGAGAGTTGTAAACAAATCAGCATCGGACAAACCTGTGAGGGTAACATGTTCGAAAGTGATTGGGTCTGTGACAAAAATTTCTGAAGCCAAATCGCTAGCTTTGGGGATAGGGTTGATGGAAACCGAGGCGACGGGCATACAATTCCAAGCAGGAATATATGCCGCACCATAAGCACCAACGACCGTCTCAACAATGCTTGTAGCATCGAATTGACCTTTCGTCATTCTAACACGGACACAAAGAAGAGAAAGCAAACGTGCAAAGTCCGAATCCTTGTTTTTAGCTTGGATAGCGTCTTCGCGGCAGACAACGTTTTTAAATAAATCGGTGAATTTGAAATGAGAGAGAACCATGTTATCTCTGAAATCATCCGTTGCGTGCTTTCTATATGCTTGATAAAAATCAAGCATCCTTTCCATTGGGACTTCGGCGAGGTGATCAAGGTAGTAATCAACGACTTCCTTACCGCAACTTGGTGTAATTGCAGAAGGTGTGACGGGGACTCTTCTTCCGATGGCGGCAGAGAGGGCGTCAAGTACGTCTGTACCTTTTTTAGCGTTCTGGATGGTAGCCATAAACGAATTGTATTGGGACGAGCCTTTGGCCCAACCATTGAACCAGCACATTACTGGCAATCCAATGAAAGTACCAAAAACTTGGAACCAAGACAATCCTGTGGCCACGGTGGACGTGGTGGCAGCTTGTTTTCTGTTTCTTGGGATCAACTTGTTCTTTGGTTTGTAGAAACGCTTCCAAAGGAAGACTACAAATAACAAGCTGCAGAGTGCAACTCCTGCAAGAGCTGAGATTGCAAACAAATCAAGCAAAATGAAAATCGTGCACGCTAAAAGCCAGAGGGGCAAAAAGAACGGTGCAACGAAAAACAACCCAATAGGAATCAGCACTGAAACTGCTGAACCAATGAGAAGTGTACGGACCGAGTAATAAATATCAAAGGCCATACTCACCACCGAAGGTGACTTGATTTTGTTCCAAATTTTCGTTGTTCTTGTGGAAACAGATTCCTTAAACGCTGCAAAACGTTTTCCGGAACGAGTGATCGCTCTTACAGGGGACAATACCCTGTAAGTAGCCCTACACGCGAAGCAGAAACGGGCACCGTGGTCTCTCATTTCGGCAGTAATCGTGGAGTAAGTGCTGAAATAAAGCTTGGTGAATTCCGAGTTGGACAGCGACATTGTTGTCATAACAAAATCGTGGAACTGCGGAAGACCGGCGGCTTTAAGAGCAGCTGACGACTCCGTGATGCTGGCGGAATAAGGGTCCTTAACGGGCTCATTTTCCTTGGCGGCAGGTGCGGCTTCCGTAGAAGCGGCGGACTGTGCGGCTTCCGTAGAAGCGGCAGAGGGAGAAACTGGG